ACACGACGCTCTTCCGATCTGTAGCGAAGAACGGCAAAGAGCAGGCGGTAGCACTCAACGACACATTACTGAAGGTAATGATCGACCAGGGGATATTCAACCACCCGTCACAAGAATATCTATTCGGCAAGAACCTTCAGCCGAGCCACGAACAGATAGCCGTCAACCGCTTCAGGCAAGAATGGGTACGAGTGAGGAAGGCTCTTGGCTTCCCAAGCTCGTACCAGTTCTATAGCCTGAAGGACTCCGGAATTCGCGACCTCGCCAACGCCGAAGGCATTGTCGTAGCTCGCGACCAAGCGCGACACTCGGACATATCTGTTACCAATAGGTATCTGAAGAGTCCGAAGGTGGCGCACGAGAGTACAAAGCACTTTGTTGGCGACTTATAGTATCTCGTAGAAGTAGCCGGTCTTTATTTGGCTGACGCAACCATCAACGATCTCCACTTCTATTTTCTGACAGACGAAACGTCGATTGTGAAAGATGTATATTTTCGAAGGATCGGGAATATCGTCTGTCAGAAACTTGATGCAGCGCAGGTTGTGCGTGTCTATATCTGGGTGAGAGGCATCTTTTCTCAAGTCGTCTGGCGACGAATACTGCAAATGGTGAAGCTGATGCAGATCCATCGATGCCGTCTCCTTCGTCCCAGTCCAGTCTGGATATGCACGATGATCGACAAATGAAACGGGGAAATGGCAATACAAATTCATATCGACGGGCATAAGACCACCCGGCACCTTGATGTCCTCGTACCACCCGCCTTTGCCTTCCATCATAAAGAATTTCTCCGAACTCGTAAAAAAGACACTCATGGTCTTATCTGACTCTACGCTGTTCTCTTCTTGCGTATCTTCGGTCGCATCGCCTTCAATGGCTTCTTGTACTGAAGAATAAAGATCTCCACCTTCGTCTTCATACGAGCCAGACGGCCCTGTATAGTCATCGGTTGCCGACGGACATACCACATAATGATTACCATCTACGACATCTGTTTTGTGCGACCGTTTCCTTCGGCTAATGCTTGCTGGTGCTATTTTAATCTCAATGGAGTCTGTAGAATCTGCATCGCGTACTATCGGGCTGAAAAAGCCGCATGGTACGAGCGACTCTGTTAGTTTGTCAGAATTCCATTTGTTGGGCCATTTTGCATAAACGAAGTAACCATCGGTTTGTGCGGAAAAAATCGTTTGTCGTTGTTCTTTTAATGGCATGAGCTTTAACGCCGCCCCCATTTCGTCACGATTTTTATAATACTTCGTTGCGTATATATGCTGCACGTTAAGTGGTATGCTATCGCGCCAAGAGCGACTTGTGGTATCATCAAACTTGTATTCAATATTCGAGGCATCAAGCAGATTTGCGCCATCATCGTCGAACTCGCAAGTGTACTCATCGAGGCATTCGTAAGCGACAGCTGCGGAGGAATAAAGTTTTTCTACAGGTACGACAATAACAGACTTGTCTGTCTCATTGAACAGAAATCTAACATTCAACAGTTTGCTAAGTTCCTCCAAGAAGGTATAAACCGACCAATGCGGTAAGGCCTCTTTGATCTTAAATGTCGGGTGCGCATTGACGATAAACAGCCTGCGAAAATGCGACCTATCAAAATTGAATGTATAGTCCTTATAGCCTTCATGCTTCAAGACCGTCTCCAGTACATATTGCAGGCGTGGTTGTATAGCCAGGCGCACCATTTCAACATACGTAGTAGGATTGCCGTCATTTAGATATGCGCCATGCTTATCTACCAAGACACTTCTATGATAGTAGATGTCATTGACGAACCGGCTATTCGCTTCGTCCCAAACCGGATTAAAAACGCCGGAAAAGCATGAAACCGTGGGGCTGTCTTTTAAGTTAATATAAACCATATCTGGCCGGTCTTTTAGGTGTACAGTTTTCTCAAATCGGCTATCAAGACCAAAAAGAGTCTCATCACCCTCAAAATAGTCTATATCGTCAATGAAGTGTTTCTCGAAGGCAGAATTATACTTGATACGCGATTTGCCGCCAACAATTTGAAGTTTAACGTTTGTATCGCTAATAGAAGTGACTGTACCCTTACCCGATATGACGAGCCGATTATCCGCATATATCTTGCAATCATCGAACGACGACATGCGCTTTTTTACATCGAAGCGGTTTACGTGTTTGAAAAGAGTCGCGTTTTGATGTATTGACATCGGGAATGAGATATCATAGGAATACTCGCCCGAATCCTGGACATACGGGTTGTTATACGTTAACTTTATTTTGTCGGAGGTGGACGGGTAGCCCACCTCTCCGTTGATAGTGCAGTGTATCATATTATGTTTTTTATGTATGCGATTTTAATTTATTGTAACGGTCAAGGTTCCTGGCGATGCCGAGTTCTCCGTCGATGTAACACTCCGCATGTATGCCCTGCGCAAGCACCAGCGATAGTTGGTCGATAACATCGCGAGCTTCGCCGAGGGTAGCATTCAGCTCTGAGTTGTCGGTGTTGACCGTCACCGATGGCGCAGAGACCACCGTAGCACCACCCTGACCGAGCGAGCGCGATATGTCAGCTGCAGTAAGCGAACCGACCGTATTATTGCGTTGCGCCTCGTCGATGAGCTGCAGAGCTGGCAGAACCTGCGGGTTGTTCACCGCATTGTGGTTAGCTACGAACTCGCCCTCGTGCACGATGCCCGCCTTGCGTCGATAGCTTGAACCGCCCGTAAAGCCACCCTCGTAGTAGCCAGCCTCCTGCGCCTGCTGCTGCTTTTTGATAGTGGCTATTTGTATCGCTCCAGCTGCGGCAGCGATGCCTGCGGCAATAGGCGCAAGTACCATATTCGCAGGGTAAGGCATACCGGTCATTGCAGAGCTGTAAGCACCAATAGCCGAAATAGCTGTCTGGGCAATAGCTTGGGCTATCTGCATTGCGGCTTGCTTTTTAGCATACTTTGTCTTTATTTTAGCTATTTCTTTCTCTTTCTTCTCTTCCAGTTTTTTGCGTTTGGCAGTGTTGTTGCCAGCAGCGTTTATAAGCTTCTCGTACTTCTTCTCTGTTATAGTAACCTCGTAGTCAGACTGCGCAGAGTAGTAAGACGACATTGCGCTCATAAGTGGCGAGATTGCGTCCATAGCAGCTTGCATCTTAGCGACCAAACCATTACACATGTTAGCTGTAGCTTCGCCCATAGCAGCCATAGCTTCTTCATGTGAGATAAGCCCCTCATGTTCCATCGATTTAATGTTGGCAAGCGTTGACGCATAGATATCTATGTCGGATGTTATAAAAGCACCAACATTCACTCCATCATCATGTTTGTTAGACCATGATGCTTGCGCCTTGTTTGACGCTGTATTGTAAGCAGAGTGAGCATTACGTTTAAACTGTTCGTTTTTTGAGTCGTGTAAGCCCTGCTCTGCCTCTTGTTCAGCGTATCGCAGTTTAATCTTCTTCAGCATTTCCTGATACTCTTTCTCCTTCAGCAACCCTTTTTCAAGCAGGAGGTCGAGACCCTTGAGCGTTATTCGCTCCTGCTCTTTGATATCCTTCGCAGCCCACTCCTCTTTGTATCTTTCAAGTAAATCGTTATAACGCTGTGTACGGTCAAGGTCTTGTTCTCGCTGACGTTGACTAATCTCCGCATCGATATCGAGCCACTCCTGCGAGTCCTTTTTATAAAGCGACTGACGTTTTTTGAGCATGTCAATATCATTATTATACATAGCCTCGGCAAGAGCGATATCGTCATGATAGAGATCATTATTCATATCTTTTTTCTCATACATCATTTGTAGGTCTATTGCCTTGACGGCATGCTCACGCTGAATCTCATCCTCATCGTAGCGGAGTTTTTGTTGCTGATATTGCTGCTCAAGCTCTGTCTTTTTCTTCATCAGGGCTTGAGCTTCGTCAGCGTCCTTGCCATACAGCTTTATCTGCTCATCGAGACCCTGCTGCTTAATATCATATTGCTGACGCATAAAATCCTTATATGACAGATTTTCGTCAGCGTATCTGCGGTAGTTCTCGACAAGCTCAGCATCGGTGATGGCTTGTTGAGCCTTGACAGCAGCTTTAAGGTCTTTATTTTTCTGCGCCTCTTGACGCTTACGCTCTACCTCTGCTTTACGAGCAGCCACCGCAGCCTTGCGAGCCTCCGCTTGCTCAGCTTTTCTTTCAGCTTCAGACTTGTAATCCTCGCTCGCTGTAGAGTTACTACCCTTGCCACCGGCAAGAGCCTCGTTAGCCTTGCGCACCTTTTGCAAGCTCTCGGCTTGCTGCTTTTGTACCTCTTGATATTTTTTGAGCCACTCATTTTGCTTGTTCTGCAGCTCCAGGATGTCAGCATCGTGGTTACGGCTGTAGTTGCGGACATAATCTCTGCTGTAGCCCTCACGCTCAATATACGTCTGTGTATTCCAACCATCTTTAAACCCTTTCAAGCCTCGCCTGAACTGACCGCCATCAAAACCTTGAGAGAGGGCGTTATAGCCCTTTTGTGTATAGTGAGCGATGTTATTGCCAAGAGCCTGAAACTGAGAGCGAAAGTTCTGTACCATACCACCCCACCAGCTATTAAAATACTCCTCGTCAACATCCTGCTTCTTTCGCTCAAGCTCCTCCACTTTTGAAAGATACACACGAGCCTTGGCTTGTGCGAGGATGGAGTCGGTGAGTTTATCAACAGCCTCACGAGCATTGTTAGACAGAGAGTTTTCGAGCGTGAGGTTATTGAGATACTCAGGGTATTGAGATTTTAGTTTTTTCAGCGCCTCGGTACGCACATCATCAGATGCAGACTTGTCTTGGACAAGTTTAACGAGACTTGAGAGCTCGGCAATCTCAGAGCGACATTCAGTAGCCGCCTCTTCGTTAGCCTTATTAAGCTCACGTTGCGCCTCAATAGCCTTGTCAGTTTTAAGCGTAAAAGTAACAATAGCGGCAGTAACAGCCACCATCGCAGTAAGAGCTGCTGCGTAAGGATTAGCGAGTATAACCTTATTCCACAGCTCTTGGGCAGCAGCAGCTAATGTTATTTGCCTTGTGCAAGCTTGCACAGCGATATTATAAGCGGTCTGCGCAGATGTAGCCAGAGCTGTGTAAACAGCCTTCATCTTATCAACTGCCAAACTTTTGAGCTTAGCTATCTTGCTTGCAGTTTCTGCTATCTCGGCAGCCTTAGCTGCGAGAGTATAAGCAACGATACCGGACGTGAGCACTACGAGCACCTTCCAGTATTTGAGCGAAAAGTTAGTGATAACACTGAGACTCTTAACGAGCAAGCTGCCCGCGCTTATAGTGTACTTGACGACCGGCAGCAGGTTCTCACCGAGCTCAACGGTGAGTTCATGGAAGCGGTTTTTAGCCTTATCGACCTCACCTTGTATAGTCTCGTTTTGCACATCAAACTCCTCAAGAATTGACGTGGCTTTTTTATAAGCATCAGTCGCAATCTCCTGACGTTGTCTCAAATCGTCGACCTTATCTGCCATTGTTGTAAGCACCGACACTGCACGCTGTCCGTCAAGCCCCATATCGCCAAACATCCTACCAAGTTGGTCGAAACCACCCTTAGATTTAAGGTTGTCCATCAACGTGATGACAGCCTTATTCATGTCAGTCTTGACAAGCTCAGTAAACGTCTTGACATCAACGCCCGCCATCTTAGCAAATGTCTTCGTATCAGTAGCCATCTTTGTGAGGAGCTGAGAAAAAGCTGTCGCAGCCATCTCATCCTTCTGCATGTTCTCATCAAGGACGGCACCATAGCCCATTATTTGAGCTTGTGTCAAACCGACCTGCTTGCCTACGCCAGCAACACGAGCAGTAAACTCAACGAGGTAGCCAGCCGAGGCGGATGAGTTCTGCGCAAGCTCATTGATGGCCGAACCAGTCGCGAGCATAGCGCCACGCAGACCGAGTCGGTCATCCTCACCGAAAGCCATAGCAAGCTTGCCCACCTTATCGATTGCGCCATCGCCGAGATCATCGCCAAGGGCGACCTGAATTTTATCAGCGGCATCAACAAATTCTAATATCGAGTCTTTGGACGTAATGCCGAGACGGCCAGCAGACTCGGCGAGCTCGTTAAGCTGCTTACGCGGAGTACGGGTATCCATCTTTTTCAGTTCCTCGTTCATCTCTGTGACCTCCTCCATAGACTGCCCAGTATACTTGCGCACATTGTTCATTTCCTGGTCCATCTCGGTATATGCGTCTACACATTGTCGGATGGTACTTGACAACCCCGTTATAGCACCTATGCCTTGAGTTATAGCCCCCCAATTATCATTAAGAATTTTGACGGACTTGCCAAACAGCGATGTAGCAGTCTGCTGCTCACTATTCACTGCAGATATCTGAGCCTTGAGTGCCTTAGCCTTGTCATTGAGTACGTCGAAAGCCTCAGAGCCCTGCTTAGTGTCAGCAAGGCGCTCATTGACGATCTTCAGCGAAAACTCAAGGTCACGCAAGGACGAACCGCTGATATTTTTAAGCGTAGCATCTATAAGTTTATTTTCACGTGCGAGTTCAGAGGCTGAGCGTCTCGCAGCAGCTATCTCTTTATCGTATTTGTCAATGGACAGATTTGCCTCCTTTTGGCTCGAATGTATCTGCTGTATGCGTGTGTTTATTTTTTGCAGACTTTCTGAAGCTTTGTCGAAGGCATCTGTATTAGGCGACATGTCGTTTAATTCTTTCTGCAGAGTAGATGCAGCTGCAGTAAGATCGTTAAGCGACGCGCCATTAATATCGCCAAGAACTCGTTGCAGATTGACGGTAGCATGATTTAGTTCCTGCATCTCTTTCAGCGAATGCACGGTAGAATCTTTAAGAAAATCCATACGATCCTTACAGTGCTGTAGAATAACATTGAGCGCATTGTAATCATCGGGATTTGTCACTTGTTTCATCGCACGTCGCACCTCACGGGCTGCTTTTTCAATATCCCCTAACGATGCTGTGGATATATTGTTGACCGTGTCTATTGTTTTTGCAACACTATTGCTGTAAGATTTAAGGCTTGCCTCGGCAGCCTTAATTTGCTTGTCGAACTTGTTAATGTCTTTAACCGACGTACCAGGGTCTTTGAGTGCCTCGGCTTTCTTCTGCTTTAGGTCATCGAGGGCTTTCTTTAGTGTTGCCATCTCATTCTTCGCTTGCTGCGCATTAAGACTGACGATGGTCTCGAAAGTTTGAGTTGTTGCCATAAAAAATGCTACTTTTGATTTATAAACCAAAAGTAGCACAAATATAGTGTAGTAAAAAATACATTCAGGTACCGACGCGCATGTTAAATGCTGTCATAGATACCCTTGAAAATTCAAGCATGTATCGCCGCACCTCGTTTAACCATTTGTCTATACGTTCAACCTGCTCAGAATCCTCGCCAAAGCGTTTCACAGCCTTTTTGCGTAGACTGTAGAGATATTCAAGGCGCTTCTCCATACGCTGCGATTCGCGGTCTGCAACACGTATAAGCCATGATTTATGTCTTGTAAACGCAAGTAATTCCTGGGAGTCTTCGAGATCTCGCTTGACTTTTTCAGGATTCAATGAATGCGAGACACCATTCTTCGCCTCCTTTATTATAAAGCAAAAGATTATTATCACGAATAAAATCCAGAAACTGTCGGGTAGTATTATCATATAGCAGACGATTTAATTGGTTATACCGCAAATATACGCAAAATATTTGAGACTGCAAAGTATAGAGCCAAAATATTTTGGTATGCGCAGCGGAGCATCATCGTCGGCGATGTATCAGCCACAACAACAGCGACAGAACTACAAGCACCACCGCGCCGATAGTAAACTGCCCGACGTGCATCTGCGTGCGCTCCCACGTCGATAGCTTACGCTCCACTGGTATGGGAAGACGTGTTGTGTCGGTCTGGAGCATTGCTTTATATATAGTGTCGGTCTTCACACTTATGCGGTCACGCCATCGCCACACGCTCTTTAGCCTATACACTGTGTCGCCACGAGTGTAGTGTTCCACATACACCGAGTCGTGTACGCGAAACGTATCGGCTTTGTAGTTGGTCTTATACAGCGTGTCCGTCTTGTTAATCACTCGCTCTAACACAATAGGTTTCGGAGTTGTGCAGCTTGTCATAACAAGCAAGAGCACGTGCAGCATAGAGCCGATGACAATAGCGAAGCCGTAGCGACATATATCATCCCATTCAATACTCGGTAGCTTGTAACGCTTCCATTGATACACCTCACGCAGCACCATTACTGGCAGTGCAAGAACGCCTACGAATATAGACGCGATAAACCATCCGATAGCACCTTGTCGGTTTTGCTTGTTCTCGTCGTAGCCTTCATCGACTACATCGAGCTTGTCAGCCTTGTAAAAGACAAAGAGCATTGTCGCTCCTAAGACGATGCAGTTCAGTAACATTAATATTCCTCGTATATCCATATTCGTTAATTTTTATTGTTATCCATTGCTTCCTCAACCGCCTCGCCGATGTCTGCGTTCTTCCGCTTGATGAGTGCGATGATAAGGCGTTTCACGGAGAATGTGTTTTTTATGCCATGCAGGGCGCAAACGTGCCCGACGATACTATCTACCTCCCAGATGCACCCGAAGCTCAAGCCGATAGCCGCCGTTGTGACGTGGTTAGCCCAGCCCAGCGGTTCGAAGATAGCCAAGCCGAGCACAGAGCCGAGTATGAGGTATGTAACGTAGTCCACCGCCTTATTGCACGTTCTGCGCCCAGCTCTCGAAAAGCGGAAGTGTTCGTTCCTTTTAATGCTCTCCGACACACCGAACCAAAAATCGGCGACGATAAGAACGACGATAAGAACGAGCATCCAACGTAAATCGAACAGAGCGGTAAGCGCTTCCGTGCTCATGGTACCGACCACGAAAGCCTTACCTGTACTTGTAGTGATATTTCCTGCCATTTTATATTGTGTTTTCCGTGTTATTCGATTGTTATCCAAATCTGTTCTCCTCTTTCGTCAGCAGCCTTCAACTTCGCGTACACCTTGCGGAACGTCGCCGTTGAGTTCAGCACCTGACCGACGTCTTTGTTCAAACCGACAAGGATGCAGCCCTCCGTATCCTTCGCCGTGTTGCCACAGTGTATCAGCACACCTTGGTAGCCGGGCGTATTGCACAGTCGCGGCAGTCTGCCCTTGCAGAACTGGTACTGTGCCCGACCTCCGAACCTTGGCGATACCGTCTTCATGTCGACGAGGTATCTGCCCGTCGGAATGGCGGTTTCGCCTTTAATCTTCACTCCGCATATCTGCGCAACCGACATATTAGAGGTTAGTCCTCTGTCTTTATCTTCGAGCGTGTCGCAGACATACTCGCCGTCGACGTACATCTTACCTATAGTGTAGGTGTCACGTCGTGCTATTCTCTTTACTTTTACTTCCATGATTTATGTTTTTAAGTCGTTAACTTATGTTGGCTCGTCCTCAGAACTCAGCGTTGTTGTTTCTCCGTCAGTAGCCTCGTCGGCTGCCTTGCCACCTGCCAATACATCATATACTCCATTGAAGCCCAATAGCTTTCTGCCTACCCACTGTGCTTCTACTTTCGAGATGGTGCCGCTGCAGCCACATGTTAATATGACAGCCGTATTGTTGTATATAACGTTCTGCGGTGAACCGGAGGTGTTATCTTGCAAATAGCCACCTATCATATCGAACGCCTTTCCGCTTCTGTTGATAATGATGATATCCTGACCGTAGTATGGCAGCACGTCTCTAACGTCTTTTGCACTTAGGGCTGCAAACGTATGTTTCTTGTCTGATGAATAAAACGGTAACACTATTACTGGCGTTGCACCGAAAGAACTACCATCAACAATTTCTATAAAACTACCCGTTTTTGTAAAGTCAAAGCTTATATGTCCTTCACCGACATATTGATTTAAGATGTATTTATGTAAGTTTGCCGATGTTATTCTTGTTAGCTTCTTACACACAAATCCCTTAAACAGACCTTCATTGACATCCAGCTGTCCATTCTCGTTCACGCTCGCCGTCACCTCGCCGCTGTTGTTGCGTATCTCGAACTTATCAGCCGTTGCCGTTATCTTGCCGTTCTCGATGTCTAAGCCAGTGCGCAGCAGCTTTGCGACAATGCCACTGTCCTCGACATAGCCGTTTGCCGACCCTATCCAGTCGGTAGGCGTTGCACCCACCTCTAACTTCGGCATTGTCACCCACGCCTTTCCGCCTTGTATACAACGGATGAGGACATAGTTAGGTATGCCAGTGCCATCCGAACGCCAGTGTACCCAATAACGCTTCCACTCGCTTGTGAGATAGAAGCGACGTCCGCCGTCTGCGTTGCTCGTTGTTGTATCGCGCTCGCTGTCCTCGGCGAATATGCTTAGATTAGAACCACTCCACATGTATGCGTCGATGCTGCCACTACCTTTTGCCATAAACGAGAACATATAGTCCTCACCTTTTTTGATGATGGTATTCACGCTCCACTGCGCCATCTCAATGTATTTGGAAGCAGCGTCGGCATATATTACCGAGCATCCGTTGTTGTACGACTCGTTAGTGACTACCGAGGCATCCAAGCGCATCAGATTGCCGGCTTTGGCGAACGTGCGCGTATTGTCGAGAAGATTGCCACCGATGTAGTTGTAATCATAGGGCGAAGCACTCCAACCTACAAAGTCCTCCGCCGTGCCCTCTATGAGGATAGGTTGGGCAATGTACACCTGCTGACTCGCAGTAGATGCCTCCACTTTCAAGCACGCCACGGAAATCCACTCATAAAGGGCGTTCGCTGCCACAGTAAAGGCTTTCTGGTAGAGATACCATCCGTCGCTTGGCGTTATCATTGCTACTCCTAAATTCGCACTACCATTCGGACCGGTATATCCACTTGGTCGCGACGTGTCGGTTGCCGAGCTGTGCCACACCACCTCTCCCGTAATAACTACTTTGGCAGACTTCGTGCGTGCCCAGAAAGCCAGCGTGTACGTCTTGCCCTTAGTGACGTGTATGTTGCGAGAGTTCGATGCTTCACCCCAACGTGCACCGCCTACCTTGGCATCGGGCGCGAATACCACATTGGCACCCTCATGCGCCGACGTGCAGTATATCTTAGACCTCAGAAGATCGCAGCCCTCGCCTTGCTTGCGGAACAACGAGCCAACGAGCAGATTGCGTCGCTCAGCAAGAGTGTAGCCCACCTTCAGAGATATCTCGCGTGCCGACTGCAGGATCTCGGAAGAGTATTGTTGTAGTGCAGAGCTTGTTTGCAGTGGCATACCGTCTACCTTATTCGTCAGTTCTGTGTAGTTTGACTGCATCTTCTTCGCATCTGCCTTTAGTCCACCGAAATACTTGGTGTAGTCTAAGTGCCACGTCAGGCGCACGACGAACGTCTTGCCACCCACCACCACCGACACATCGACATAGCCATCGGTGTAGTACATAGTATTGCTACCGGTGCTGTATGTGCGTATGGAGTTGATACGAACCGATGTGCCCGACACACTTGCCGTGCAGTTAACAGGCGTTTTGATAGTAATAGAACTTGCGCTCACGACGGCACCACCCTTGCGGCACACTACTGTAGCATAACCATAGGTGTTGATGCCGCCCGATGTTGTGCCGGACGGTACTCCGTCATCAGAAGTAGAGATGGTGATAGGTGCACCTTGAAGCTCAACAGTGTAAGCATCGGTGCCAGCTGTACCCTTATCACCTTTGTCACCCTTATCACCTTTGTCGCCCTTGTCGCCATCTTTTACAGCCACAATGGTTATCCAGCCACGTGCAAGTATTGTTGCCATATCTTTTTGTTTTTAGAAAATAGGGTGAGGTGCCCTATTTAGACACCTCACAAGTAAATGTACCTCTCACTGCCACATCAGCGTTCGCCACCGTGACATACGGCTTTGTTGACGCATTCACTGGACTTGATGTGCCGCTCCAGTTTGTTGCTACGCCGTTCGAGTTGTACTTAGTCCACTTATACTGATATTTGCAGGCGTGAGTGCTGTCAGCCTTAACAGCTGTGCCGTCTTCGACCACCTGACCATCTTTCCATAGGCGTGCGAACAGCTCTGTAGACTGAGCACCATTGACGATTTTGTCGCCAGTGAGTGAGTAAACCTCTACGACATAAGGGTCGCTGGCATCGAAGAAAGTGATGATGGCGTTAGCAGTATCAGTACCATCCTTCACCGTGCAGCGGAATGTCTGGAAGTTCAGCACATCGTCGGCATTCACATTCAGTGTGCTCACACCACCCGATGTGGTGACGTTGCCAGCAGCTACTGCACCCCAGGTGCCAGCACTAATATTGAGCACCTCCCACGTCATGCTTGTCATAGTAGTGTCCTGCACATTGCCGCGGTAGAATTTAGCCACAGCACGCAATGGCTTGGAACTATTTGTAGAGTCGAAGGTGTTGCCGTCAGGAGTCTCTATCTGCACCGTCTGTAAAGCACCACCCGACTTAGCCAAGCTGATAGTCAGATAGCCTCTGCACTCCGTGGTAGCTTTAGTCTCGGGGTCGGTATAGGTACATGCCCACTCGATATTCTTCACACTGCCATTCTTCGCAATGTTGCTGACGATGTTGAGCTGATACGACTTGCCCTGCACTGGTGTTGCTGCTGCGCCGTCTATAGTCCACTTCCAATTGGTACAAGCTGCTGTCGGAGCTTGGTCGGTCGAGCTACCCGTCACATACACACGAGCTGTGATGACGTTAGGTGCACTTGTCGAGTAGTTTGGAGTGTACACACCAGTATCGGGCGTGAAAATCTGAGTCTGACCCTGCGAAGCTTGCGTGAAACACTGAACAGCTTTGCCGTCGTTAAGGTCAACGATTGTGATTTGACCATTCGCTAATACTTTTGCCATATTTTTTTGTTTTTTAAATTGTTAATAAATATAAGTCGTTATAAATGAAATATCAAAACGCTAAATCCAATACCTCACACTCGAACTGCGCCTGCCTTACGACATCGTCACTACTCACAACGCAGACTCTACCGATACCCTCATGCAGAGTATTCCACGTTGTATCATCTGCCGTATCTGCCGATTGTCTTCGCCACGACCACGCGCTATTGCTTATGGTGTCGCTTATGTCCTCGCCGTTGCGTAACAGTTTAGCTTCGAGAGTCAACTGCCCGGTGCCGTTAATCATCACCGTGCCCGAACTACTCGTTATCACTATTTGGTACGCCAAGCCATCCTCGCCAGGATCTCCCTTCTCGCCCTTCTCACCTTCGATTTGCTTCAGCCAGTCCGCCGAGCCGTTCACCGGCTCAGCTGCAGTACCGTTCTCGTTAGTGCAGAGCCACACAGCGTTGTTGTGGTTCACCTGGTCGTAATAGTCGTAAGTAATGCCACGCTGCCATTCGCCGCGGTAGTTCACCATGTGTATAGTCTGGCCAGATGACGATATCCACTCGAACGACGTAGATGTTATGCGCGAGCCATTCGGAGACAGACAGAACACCTCTCTGCCATCATGCGTGTAGCTATTGACACCCTTGTAAGCAACGATGCGTGGCGTGTCAGGTCCAGTAGTCTCTAACATAAGCACCCCTTGACGATCCATCTTTGCAGGGTCTTGGCAGCCGTCAAGCACAATGGTATCTCCTGCAGTTGGCTCATCGCTACCCTCCGCGCAGTTACCTTTGGCGAGCACGATCCAATTAAACAACTTGCCATCATAGAGCACATCACCCATACCATTAGTCACCACTTCAGCCTCGGTGCTCACCTCTGTTACAATGCGCCAGTAGAAGTGGTTCTGTTTGCCCTCGTACACACCAGGCTTAATGTCGAAAGTCTGGCAGCGTGCTTGGTCGCCAATCTTCCAATAGTTCTGAGTAGCCGTTGTGCCGTCGTCTGCGAGCAAGAAACACTTCCACCCGGTGAGGTTGCGTTGAAGGTCATAGATTTCTTGCACAGCCACAATCTTGCTACCAGCACCACTGAGGTAGATATTGCCACCAACGTATGATAGCTTGCGCACCTCCAGCTCGTTGAAAATGGCTTTACCCCACACCATAAGGTCGGTGATGTCAAGGCGATACTTACCGTCACCGCGGTCTACCAAGCCGAAGCCCGACTGCGATTCGGTGCTGTAAAGCATTGATGTGAGCTTGCTCAGTATTGCTGAGCCATCTTGAGCCATGCCGTGTGTACCAGAACCTACAGATAGTCCGCGCAAGAAGCGTATATGCCCCTCTGCCTTGTCGTCAATGTCGCGTCGCAGAAAACGGCTTAGGTCCAGCTTCTGCTCAATAACCTGCAACAGCCCCAGCAGCGCATTGCCGATGCGTTGTGCGGTGTTAGCATGAGTAGCACGCTCATCGCGTATCTGCTCCAAGTCTTTGCGTAGGCTATCGTTATTTGTTGACATATTACTCTGATATTATTTTTATGATACAAAGATAAGGCGATGGCGGCGAGAATAAAAAAACGAGAAAAGCACTACAGCTGCGCTACCGCGCGGTCGATTGTGCTTGACCCACCAGTGAAGAGCTGACGTAGGAATGATGACACGAGACCATTGTATGTAGTGCCGTAGTAAGCAGCCTCGAACTCGTTGAGACGGTGTAGCGAGTACATATACTTCTTTGAGAACCAGTCGCGTTTCTGCCGGTGGTGTGGGTTCGACTTCCAGTCCTTCAGGAATGCCAGGTCGCCACCGTTGTTATGGCGGTAGCCGTTGCCGACACCACGTGCCACATAGATGCCATACTCCAAAAAGCGGTGCTCTATCGATGTCACCGGGCCTGGATGTATGACACCCTGCACGGAGCGCGACAAAGCACCGGTATCGTAAACTGGTGGCGCGAACTGCATCATACGCTCGCGCCACATCTTAACCATAAACTCGCTCCAACCCTCAAGCCACTTCTGGTGCTCGGCGTCGGTCATGTTCGGTTTAAGTCCAGTCTGACTGCTCATAACTAATATCTATAGGTTGTTCGTTCTGCACCATAAAGTAGAGTCCCGTCACGCCATTCATGGCGTAGCGACCGAGCTCAGTAGAGTAGATGTTGTTCAGCTGCAGGTATGTCAGACGCTCGTCGCCGAGTCCGTCGCGATCGTGCAGCAGTCGGGAATGAAACTGTCGGAACAACTGGCGGCAGAGGTTCAACTTCTGCTCGCGCTCCGCCATGTCGTCGTAGCGGTAGTGAGCTACGATGAAGACGGTGTAGACATCGCGTCGGAAATAGCCCACGCCGTTGCTGAAGGTCTGCTGCGATGTAGTGTCGTCGACCATGATAAAGTTCTTGTACTTGCGGAATGAGTCCATAACACCTTGTATCGAGTCGGGACCAGAGCAAAGACATGGGTGGAAGTCATGCTCGGTGGCGAGGCGGTTGCTCTTCGCGAGTTGAGTGAAGTAGTCGAGAGCCGGAAATAAGTCTTTCATATATCACGTGTATTAACTTGTTAGCTTAGGATATTTGCGTTTGAACTCCTCAGCCTCACGCGCTTTGGCTTCGAGCTCAGTAAGAGCTCGCCAGCAGTCGGTCTGCTTCACAAGTGTCTCCTTTGTCACGTCGCCGTCGGTGAGAGCACGCAGCTGCACATTGAACGACTGCAGCATCGACAGCTCGGATATGTCGTCGTCGCTCTCCGTTCTGCGGAAGAAGTGTGGGAAAGCGTGCGACATGACGACCTTCACGTGAGCAAACCATGCGAGCGTGGCAAGGCGCTCCGCAGGTGTCAGTGTCAGCTCTGCTGGTCGCGAGAAGTCGGGATTGCGATAGAGGAAAGAGGCGAGCACATCGATAGCGTCATCATTGCCCGTAGAGTGAAAGCGTTGGTAGTACTTCTCCATGCAGAGGTACTCCTCGAAGGTTATGATGCGATGGTGCTCGGTGTCCTCCTGCAGCAATGGATGGACAGCTTCGAACCCCTGGACAACATCCAACCTATTATCCATTTGCTCTATGCTGTCCACCCAAGCGAGCTGCTCCAGGAACGAGCGTATCTGCCATAGCTGCAGATAGAACACTCGTTTGCGCTTCTCACCCTCGGGCTGGTAGACACACTGCCATCCGAAGCGGTTCTTCTTGATGACGTTGATACCAGTGAAGCGCACGAACATATATGTCTTCACCATCACCTTGTCGGCGAAGGTGGAAAGCAGAAAGAAGGTGTAGCGTAGCTGCTCTTGTGTCAGCTCGCTCCACGACTTGGGGCATGTGAGTTCTATTTTTTTATCCATTGAAGAGAAATGCTGAAGATTCTTTTTTGTTGCTGAACGTCAGCATGTGTGCAGAGCTGTACGCCGTAGTAGTGGGGTAAATGCAGAATGTCTCCGGACTGCCCTCAACGAGGCGCTCCATGCGTCGGAAGAGAGCGGAGTGCAGCGCTCCGTCACCGTCGGCTGCCCATAGGTCGACAAAGTCGCGCGCCAGCTGAACGAACCCTCCGTACTCTGCCATGTTCTTTTTGTCTTTGCATCGATAAGCCTTCAGCACATCGTCTATCTGCTCGTCAGAGAAGCGCACACGCAGCTGCTCCTCTGCCTCGCTGATAGCACGTTGCATAGCCTCCCAGTCCTTGTACGACCGGCTTTGGATGCCTTGTGCAAAGAAGAAGTAGTGCTCCGTGTATATGTGGCGCACGAAGTTCTGCGCCTGCTCTGTCACGCCCCACTCCTCAGAGCGCAGCTGCTGTACCACCATAGCACGCGCACGGCACTGTGCAGTGCGCAGCTGGGCCTCAAGGGCATCAACACGCTGCTTCGAAGCCGGCGATATAGTGTCGTTCGACACTATGCCGAAGCCTGTAGAAGTGAGCACGAGGTCGAGCTGTCTGAGCACCGAGAGGAAGGCATCTACGCACACCAACATCTTAAAGTAGTACTTTAACGGTTCGCTCTCGTCGGTCGACTCAACTCGCTGAGCACCAGGCTCGCCGAGCAGCATGTCGTAGTAATTGTTGAGTGCTGCTTCTATGGCAGGGTACACTGCCTCGAATACCTCGTCGTGTGCTGATGCGCCCACTGGCAGTGAGCGTTCAAAATCTTCTTTTAATATTGCTATCATATTGAATTTTGAGTTTTGAATTTTGAGTTTTGATTACTGTTGCCAGTCACCATCTTCGCATCTCGCTTCTCGTCGAGCGTTGTGAGCATGATCATCGGTACGTCAACAGTGGCTTTTTCATGCCACTTGTTGTAGTGGAGTATCACGTGATACGGCTTGCACATCACGTCGTGGCAAGGCTTCTCGATAGCCTGCTTCAGCGTAAAGAGTTCGCGCTTGTCGGAGCCCGAGTTGTTCATCTGGCTCTTGCCGGGCGTAGCACCCACCAGGTTCGGGTGAATGCCGAAGGCGAAGCACAGAGCGTTCGAGGCCTCCGACATGTCGTCGCTCCAGTTGCCACCCTCCTTCTTCGAGGCATCGTTGAGCGGTACGATGCGCACCATGCGGTTCTCCTTGCCGTTGGGGTCTACGTAGTAGCCGCTGATCATCGCTTTGCCGGCGTTCTCGATGCCCGTCACGAAGTCGATGATGTTCTGTTTCTCCTGCTCCTTGCGCTCTCGGCGCTTCTGTTCGTCAGAGATCATCTCGTTGTCGCACACGTTATCCCAGTAGTCGTCGTGCACCTCAATCTGCACCCTTGGAGCCGACGTGTTCTTAATCATGTAGCGTTTGCCGATGCCTATCAGACGATAGATGTCGAACCACGTGTCGCGGAATATCGACGAGTAGTAAGGCACGGGGTATGTCTGCGTGCCCGGCGTTGCCATACGGCTCACGATGGCGAATTTGCGGTCTTTTGTAGGCTTGCGTCGCAGACCCGTCTGCGGGTCGGGCTCAGCACCCATGCGCACCAGGAGGTCGCCTAATGGGTCCCAGTAGTCGAGTAGAGGGATTGCCTCTATCTTCGACTCGTCGAGGAAGCCCAGGCGCCAGTCGCCATAGAACACGTGCTCCGGTTTGCCACTATGGGTGCTCGATGCAGCTTCGAAGCGACAGTAGGAGGCATCCTTGTTGCGCACCGTCACGATACGCTCGCCGTCGCGCGAGAGAATGACCACCGTCACCGAGAACGAGTAGAACTTCATATCCGTGGCCTGCTCCAGGAATACCTCCTGGAGCGAGTTGCGTAGGCAGAACTGCAGTATGTCAGGATCGGAGACATCTTGCTTTGTCTTGCGGTCGACGAAGCGCACGCCCTGACCATAGCATGACACGATATTGAACTGCTGGCACTGCGCCGTTATCATGTTGGACATTATCTCGCGGCGCAGACGATAAGGCAGCTGGTCGTCGTAGCCCCACTGCACGTACTTATACTGCTTGCCGCCGACGGTGATTGGACGCACGAGATTACTGCCAGGCAATCGGTCATCGTCGAAGATGGTGTTCGAGTCGGAGCCATACTCGGAAGTCACGGAATTGCTCTGCCCCGCCGAGCCTATGCCCGACGGAGCTATGCGATAGCGGCGGAAGCCTTCGGCATCAGGCTGCGCCGATGTTGGCAGAAGAGTGTTGCTATTGGTCATAAGTAAACACGTTTGTTATTGATTTGTATAATAAAAATCTGTGGCAATGCACGTATGGCACGGTTGCGAGGGTTGCGTAGGCGCACATAACCGCCGCGCCAGTTGACGTGGTGCACCAGCCACCCCTTGTAGTGCAGCATCTCGCCGGTGCCACCCTCCCACGCATGGATGTCGACGAGTGAGCGGTGCTGATAAGCCTGATCGAGCAGGCGCAGCATGTCAGCAAAGTGTATAGCGCCCATCACTCAAAGGTATTATCGAATGTGTTGTCGAAGATGCGTCCGGAGCGCAGCGTGTCGAACACGTTGTGGTTGCGCTGAGCATACTGGTAGCTGAATGTGAAGCGTGGCATCGACTCGTCGTTGTTGTTGTACTCCGACTTTGAGTCGGTGACAATGACCTCTTTGCCTACATTTGGGTGTCCGTCCTTGAAGTTCACCACATGTATGCTCTTAGATCGGAAGAGCTCGTCAGCCCAATTCGCCATTGCGAACGTGAGGAAGCCCGTGTCAGCCTTGAAGGTGCGTGTCTCGGCTATCTCGTAGTTGCGGTTAAACTTGCCGATGTAGCCTTGGCTACGCTTATAGGTAGGTGCCACGGTGTGTGTACCCGTGCAGTAGAGCAGCTCGTCGCAACCGAAAGAGTTCTCGAAAACCAGGATGGGAGCGCAGTCAGGCTCATCTAAATCGATAGAGAACCGGAACTTGCGCTGCCCTGCCTGGACCCAAAAACCCAATAAACAACTATCAGTATCGCTAACGAACTTGCTCGGAGTAACATCAATCGTTGTATAGCGACTATTGCCACCGACGGGCAAGAGCGAAAACTCCTTTGTAGTGCCATCGTCGTATTCGGCAATGACGGAAGCCTTGTCGGTGCCGATGTAATGTAGGTACTCCAAGCGGTTCAGAGCTGTGCGCTTCTCGCCATCTAACATCGTGAGAAAATGCGTGTTGATAAAGTCGGTAGCAGGAGTATTGATATCTGCCTCGCAGTATATGATCTTTGACGAGATGGTGGCAGTACCGCCATCATCTTCACGAACGTCGTCATCTTCTTCGATCTTGATGGTGAGGTTGATGCTCAAGTTCTGACGAGCATACGGAGTGAGCAGGCGGTCGAGCTCTGCGAGTGTTATCTTGCCGTCGATGGGGAAGAAACGTTCTGAGAATATCTCCTTGCCGTCGATGGTCATGCTGACGGTGGTGCCTATTCGGCTGGCGTCGTCGATGTCGCCACTGGAGGGAGTGAACGAATATATCACGTCGGGGATGCACGAAGAGAAACATGTTGCGGGTAGCGACTGAAGAAGAGTGATCATATTACTTGTTTTTTGTATTCCGATAGCAAAGATACCACAAACCGCTCGCACGTAAGAATACAAAAAGGCGGCGCACCCTATTCACATAGAATGCGCCGCAAGCGAAAAATGTAAAAAAATGTTTTTTATCTTATGGCTCTATTTATCATTTGCCATACAATACACAACTACTTAAGCAATCCTCTGAAAGCCTTCTGTATACTCGCACGTTTTGTATCGTCAGATGGATGGCAGTAAGTATCCATCGTTATCTCTACGCTTGCGTGGCCGAGTATAGAAGACACTGTCTTGACATCAATGCCTTTTTCTATCATTTGAGTTGCAAATGTGTGTCTCATGCAGTGATAATTCAGATAAGGAACATTTGCTGCCTTGAGCATCTGTTCGTACCAGGATCGCAGTACACGTGTATCCGTAGGTTTAGTCGATAGCGAAGAGATAAAAAAATCTCCAGGAAATACTTTTGCGTATGATTGCAATATTTTGCGGAGTTTTGGTATCATCGGAATATATCGGTCGGAGGAAGCGCTTTTGGGAGATTGAGTACAGATTGGCGTAGCGCAATCCTCTCCAGGTCGGAGTATCTTCTGGAACGACTTGGATGTACGCACACGCGTACGCTGAATGTGTATCACGCCCTCATCGAAATCAATGTCGGAAAATTTCAAGCCGCACGCCTCGCCAATTCGAATACCGGTAAACATGGTTATTACGATGGCAAGTCTGCCGGGAGTCGGATTATCTTCAAATACTTTTATCATGCGGTCGTATTCGGCGATTGTAAATCTTTTCACACGTTGCCTTGCTGTCCCCTTGATACGCCCGGTGGTTACATCCTTCATATTCCACTCAAGAGAAGGCAGGCCGGTCACACCTAAAGAGCTGCCGGCAAATCGCATAACCATTCGGAACATGCGGAGCAAGTCTGATAAATAGTGATTGCTGGCCCCTGCGTCACGAAACTTCGCAAAACAGGCTTTCATCGTGGTCTCATTAAGAGTGCATATATCCGCATCACGGTCGATAATACGAGAGAAGGCCTTGCCCATGCTGTAATAAGCGTAAGCCGTCGTCTGCTTCACCTCATTTTTATGTTCATCGAACCATTTCTCATAAGCTTCAAAAAATGTCATTGTCTACAAACCTCCTTTCTTTTATTTACCCTACAATACGGTCACCAGGTCCAACCTTTATAACATCGCTAAAACCAAGGGCGTCATCGCTCTTGTTAAGCAATATATATCGGGCCTTGACAGCACACTCAAGAACATCCCCATGGTATACATACCCCATTATGCCACGTATACTGAGGTTCAACAATAGCAGAGGAATAGCACGGTCGGATAGCTCCCATACCGTTATCATGTGTTTCGACGGGAAATACTCCCATGGTATTACACGCCGGCATTGTTCCCACCACGCACTTATTATAAGACCGCCAGTACCTGCCGTTGGTTCGTGTATGGTACCAGTCGTTGGCACGGCAATCTTTCCTACAAGCTCTGACACTTCCATTGGTGTGAAGTCCTGCTTTTGCTTCTTGCGTTGGGCGAACTCCTCCTCATATAGTTGACGGAACCAGTCGAAGCTCATGTCGTGATGGTTGACCGAGAGCAACTCTTTATAAATAGCATCGCGTTGCTCTCTGTCGCCCATTACAATATTCATTACTGATTGCGGAAGATCCATTATATCCTCTACGTGGAATATTCTAAAACAATCCTCTTTGTTCATAATATTTAATGCCATCGTATGATTCTTGATTGCATCTTATGGCTCTTATAGCATGTAGTGCATATCGCGCCAGAGCTCCCACCGTAGCGTACCGTCCTCAGCGGTCTTCAGTTCGTAGCCTTCGCCCTGCAGGTATAGCACTATATCCATTGGGTGTATTGGCATGATGCTGTGCAGCTCGTCGGCTATCTCCTCCGTTGTCTTATACTCCGCCGTGTACTCCTCGCCAAGCTGAGATTTACCAGGCTCCGGTGATCGCGAAGCAAGGTAAGCATCCATAACGGTAATGATAGCTTCAGCGCGGCGTACTTCGTTCTCGTCTCTATCTGTTCTGTTTGTTGTCTCCATAACATTCTCCTTTCTGCTTATTGTGCTTTAAAAACTTCGTTTAGCTGTCGGCGCAGTTCGTTAAGGTTGCGCATAAGGTCAACCACCTCGCCCAGCTCTGCCGTGTCGCTAATCTCCGCCGTATCCTCGAGCAGGCGGTCAGTAGTGTCGCGGAGCAGAACTATCTTGTGCGCTAAGTTATCCTTGTCGAGCAATACTCGTACGGGATTACAATCTATTGTTATCATGCCTCGCCTCCTTTCTCTACTCTTTCGACAAGTGCATCAATAGCCTTGCAAGCACATTCAATTTCTGCCAGCTTCGTTCTGTATGTGTAAAGTCTCGCGCGACGGCGGTAGCTGAAGTGCGGTATGAACTTCACTTCTTGCGGCGTAGCCTTTATGTCCACGCCGACAGCGTAGCGCAGCATTTTTTTTGTCTCGCGGTGCATCTTGTACAGACCGTGCATAGTTTTGAAACGTGTCATGCTTCGCCTCCTTTCTCCTCCTGGTTTAACTTGTAGACGTTGTAGCCCGAGAGGACTACACAGCAGAGGGCGGCGAGGATGCTGCTCTCTGCGCTGATGGCACCTGCGCCGAGAGACAGAAGCGCAGCATGAACGCGCAGAACCTCGCGGCGTGTCACCTCGAACTCGCAGATTTTGGTGTAGAAATTGCTCTTTCCGTTGAGCCACGCCTTAACGGAGGCGGTGCTGATGCTAAACGGGCGCAGTTGAGCGGTGCGCTGAATTGATGCAGATGTTTGCATAATTTTGGTAAGTTGTAGCCTTATTGCCAGGATCCGCCCGGCGCGGGTTGACGTAGGGGTACGAAAAAAGCGGCTCGCACTTCCTCGTCTGCTACAACTTACCATGCTATCCACCACAAAGGGCAAAAAAACACGTGGAAGGCGAACCGCCGTATTCTGTCTCTGGCATCTCCACACCATGTGGAATGCTCCACATGAACAAAGGGCGAATTACCCTCGTATCGATGCGGCAGGTTATGGGCAAAAAAATAAGCCCACAACGTTTAGAAAAAGTTGGTTGGGCTTGAACATATCGTCTCGCCCTTTGTTCATGTGGAATGCTCCACATAGTAAATTGTAGCGATGGCAAAGGTAGAGATAAAAATCTGAACGTGCAAGGAATTTGCGAGGAATTTTTGAGGGATTGCGAGGAAAACACTCCAATTTGGCGAGAATTGGAGAGAAATGGAGATAAAAAGCCGTTGCGACGCAACAAGTTATCAATATAATCGCTAACTTTGCATCAAGAAACAAACCTACCCAATATGTTAAATATACTCGGCAATATAATCGCTTTCGTGAGCACATTCGTAGTTATTACTACGCTGCCTATGACGTTCATCCGCATAGCCGTGGCTACGTTCAGCCACAGCAAGCAGATGAAGGAACGCACTGAGTATATAATTGTAGCGATAAGTATGGTTCTTGCCATTATGCTTATACCATTCTACTACTATCCGTATTAATACTCCTTGCGATTGTCGTTCTGAGTTTTGTAAAGTTCAAGCATGGCCACCTGTATCAAAAAAGCGGCTTAAATCCTCACAGACTCCCACCGCTATATAAATGTTTTAAAATTTTGATGCTGCAAAGTTAACCAATTTCGTGGAGACACGCAAATGAAAAATCCCCCGATGCGTCACGCACCGAGGGAATAAATAGATCTTTTATATGCCGCATGGTCGGGCGGCGGTGTTGAATTTATTAAACAGTGACCATTTCAATATCCTTGGCAAGTCGGCGCAGACCCGACTTTATTTTCTCCACCTGCTGATGGCGCGGCTTCGACAAGCCGCTCGCATAGTGTGAGAGCTGCTTCTGGTTGATGCCCGTTATTGACTGAAGAGCGGCAAACGAGAATATGCCACGATAGTAGTCGAGCAACGTAGCTACATCAAAATCGTAGACGAGCCTATACTCACCGTCAAACACCTCCGGGTATGCATCACCGTCTTTACGTCTGCCTTCGAGCCAGAAGTCAACACTCTCCTGGACATACTCCTTAAAGCCCTCAAGGTCGCCATCGTAGGCAACAACCCAACCCGGCAGTAAGTCGCAAGCACAACAGTAGCCGTCAGCAGTACGGGCAGCTTTAATCACAACATCGTTCATAATATATTGTTTTATATGTTAATCTTAAAATAGGTGGCAGCCACGACCGCCACCTTTCTTTGTCGAATATCAAAACAAGCGTCTGCTTCGAATGTGGGGGGGGGGGGAGGGGCGGAGCTTCAGCTCCACCCCAGTTTGTCAGAACCTAAGCCCCGACTGCCGTTCAATACTACTGAGGAGCCATCCGCAGATAGATGTTGAAGGCTTGCCGTTGACAGTTACAACACCCTTTTTTGTAGGATGTTTAAACTCTCTGTGGTCCCCGTTGTAACGGTTTAAGTACCAACCGTCGTCAGTCAAGATTCTCAGAATCTTAGAAACTTTTACATTTTTCATAGATCGCTTGTTTAATAATTCAACACTGCAAAGGTAGTAATTTTACTACGAACAACCAAACAAAACAATAACTATTTTACTACGAAATGTAAAAAGCCGCCGACGCGTCACGCGCCAGCGGCAAGGATAAACGTGAAAAAATAACTGAATCAATTAAAACTAAACAACATTAGTATCCCCTAATTAAAAACCTGCAGCAAAGATACGCAGACAGATCTGAACTTAAAAAGACAACAAAAAGCCTCCGATGACGGCTTTTTACCTCTTTGGGACCCGCCGCAAAAAAACTGCAGGCGGTTTTTCGGCGGGGGGGGGGGGGGGGGGGGGGGGGGGGGG